AGGGCGGCCGCCGACTGGCGTTGAACCTCTTCGGCCAGAACCCACAGACCCTCGTCGCGCGCGTTCTCGCGACGCTTGCGGCGGGCGTCCTCTTCCCTGATCTGGAGCGTCGCCAGCTCAAGGCGGTCGGGATCGCGCGCACTGAGGGGGCCATCGGCACGCGCCGCCGCGGTCGCGTCCCGAGGTTCGGCGTCTTGGCTGGCGATCGAGCGGAGGGCGCGCCGGGTCTCGCGACCGTTGCCGGTCATCTGACCCAGATCGAGCTGGCGCCCAAGCGCCTCGGCCACGCGGTCCAGGTCGAAGCGCCGGGCACGGCCCTCGCCGACAAAGCAACCGTCCAGCTTGCCCTCGTTGACATACTGGCTGATCCGCGGCTTGGACAATCCCAGCTTGGCCGCGAGTTCGGTTGCGTTAAGGTTGCCCATCGCCCTTTCCGTAGTTAAGTTAAGGCTTTACAAGTTGTTAAGCGAGCCACCACCCCCGGGGTGCGAATTACCCGCGCGAGGGGGTGGGGGTGGAAGGACCCGAAGGGGGTCGAGGTGCCCTACCTGGGGTTGGACAGCGCCCGGTCGAAGGCCCGTTGCAGGTTCGGGGCCAGCCGCTCGCGGTAGGCTTTGGTCACCACGCCCTCGAAGTCCAGCACGGGCTGATAGACCGGCGCCTTGTCCGAGAAGAAGACGACCTGCGACAGGTCGCCCCGCGCGTTGCGCTTCCAGATGCCCGGCGCCAGGCCGCCATTCTTCGGGACGAAATACTTGTCCCGGCCCCGCTTCCTGGCGCGGGCGATGGAGGCGCTGGTCGCATTCGCGCTGGCACCGCGCCGCATGTCCTGACGCTGCGCCCCGATCTCGGACAGCGCCTGATTGCGCTCGCCCGGTGACCAGTTGCCATAGGCGTTCAGCCGCGCCCCATCAGCGGGCAGCACCGACCGCAGGATCTGATCCGTCACCACCCGGTGCGACATTAGCTTTTCCAGCGCGGTTTGCGGGCGCGCTCCACCCGCGTTCTGCACCCGCAGATAATGCCGGCTGTCCATGCTGGGGCGCGGCGCCACGGTCGCGAAGGGCGACGACTTGCGCGCCCGCCACACATGGAAGGCATTCAGGGTCCAGGTGGTCGGCCTGTCGAAGACCACCTGCATCCGGCTCTTCAGCGCCGCCTGCGCGTCATAGGCCGTCCAGTTGACCGCCCAGACCTCGATGATCGGCAATTGGCGCGTGACCAGATCATCGGCACGCCGCAGGAAGTCGGAGACATCCGCCGTCAGGGTCATTTCGCTGGTCATGATACCCTAGAACGACCAACGCCCCGCGTTTCCGCAGGGCGCAACTCAGGCTGTGCTGGATCGGCGTTTGAACCGATCCTCGCCGCCCACCCGGTCGCCGTCTGTGCACTGCTGAGGTGTTACGTTCGACGCCTTAAGGCTATGGTGATGGACGCTATGCGAGATGGCGACTTGCTGTCAACTGACTTTGCGCAGAGCCACCAAATCATCCGCATGCGTCTGAGTGATCGTATCAACGCCAAAGATCCGCAGGCGCACACGAACCTTTCCTGTCCCCTCGATCTCGACCACTTCGCACTTGCTGCCACCGAACGGGCCCGATCGAAACAACGCTGCGCCACCGGGGTAGAGCGCCCGGGCAGCACGACGACGAGCGACCTCCGCCTTTCTGACCTCCTCGATGGCCTCATCGCGATCCCTCATCGAGTAAAGCGCCTGAAGATCCTCGGGCGCGATCATCGCCCAGTCGCCGGATTGCACCGTCAGCGCGCCCAGCACGTGCGGGACGGCCAACACCTCGTGGATGATCGGCCAGCCCGGGAACCGTGCAAAGACGTAGCCCGGCAGGTAGCGGCTCACCTGCCGCTTGCGGATGCCCTTGCGGACAACCGTGCGGGTCAGCACCGGGTGGAAGGCGCGAACCCCGAAGAGCGCCAGCCGCGCCTCGACCCAGCCCTCGCGCTGGGGCGCCACGCGCAGGGCGTACCAGCCCGCGGGGCCGGGCTCGAACAGCGCGACACGGCCCGAGGCGGGCGGCAGGCGGTCACCGATCGACAAGGGGCGATGCATCATGCGGCCCCCTTCTGCGCGGCGCGCGCGGCCCGGGCGACCTCCAGCAGGTCGGTCAGCCTCGCGGTCTGGGCGCGGTAGTGATCGGCAAACGCCCGATCCTCGGCCGAGACGACATAGCCCGCCGCGAGCTTCTCGGCCACGATCTGCACACGGCGCTGCGCCTCCTGCGCGCGGGCTTGCACCATCTGACGGGCCTGCGGCGTGGCCGGTGGCACCCGGCGCTCTTCGAAGTAGCGCCAGGTCTCGACCAGCGTTCCGTCCTGCACCATGCGCTGCCCCTCGACCGAGGCGAACCACGACAGCAATTTCGGATCTGCCTCCAGCGGCAGCGGCTGGCAGATATGGGCAAAGCCGATGAAGGTCGCCCGATCGGGCCAGAAGCTGCGGCACGATCCCTGCCCGTGAGGGCGCAGCATGCGGGCCAGCGCCTCCAGCGCGTCGTCGCGCATGTAGGCCAGATCGTCAGCGATGGCATCGAGGCGCGACCGCCCGTCCGCCTCGGTCATCTTCTTCGGCCACCTGAACCCCAACGGTTCGAACAGCAGCCGCCGCACCCGATCCCTGTTGCTCTCTGTCGCGTCCATCACCGCCCCCTTTTCTCAGCCTATCCCGAGTTATCCACAGTCTCGCCGTCTGGTTGATCGCCGGATCTGTCTTCTGTGTTTGTGCTTGTGCTTGTGCTTGTGTTGTATGCAGGACAGTCGCACTTCTGGCCGAAGTGTCGCATTTCTGTCGGTGCGACAGATTGCGACAGAGTTGCGACAGAAAGCCCGCTAAGTCCTTGTTTTCCTGTACCCCCCATTCAGGATGCCCTCGGCCCCCGCCCAGTGCAGGGCGCGGGTATAGACGGCCATCGTGCGGTTGCCGCGGCAGGTCTGTGCGAGGTAATCCTCGATCGCCTCCAGCGCGACGGTATCCTGCAACAGCGCCTCGGGCGCCTTCATGTCGCGGAACGCCTTGACCATGCGCTCGATCCTCTTTTCGCGCGCCCGCGACTGGGCCGATAGGCTGCGCGCCTCGCGCCGGGCCAGCGCGTCCTCGATCACCTCCAGCACCACGTGATGCATCCAGCGGACCTCGCCCTCGGCGTGGCACAATTCCCAGCCGTGCAGCGGCGATACCGAGGCCCGGCACAGGTCGCGCCACTTCGATTCCTCGATCCGCAGCAGGCGGGCCAGCAGCACATCGTCATGCGGCAGCGTCCCGACCGGGCTTTGATTCTGGGCCAGGCAGAAGAGCGCGATGGCCACGCCCTGCACCTCGTAAGAGCCCTTGAGGTGCAGCCCCGAGTTGAGCCAGCGGTTGAACTGGAGGGGGAAAAAGTAATGCGTCGGCAAGCGCTGATCCCGGGGGATCGGGTATTCGGGCAGGGATCCCGCATCGACCACCTGCAGCGGGTTGGCGTTAGGTGTCATGCGACCTCCAGCGGCCCGGCGGGCTCGACGCGCTTCGGCGCCACCAGGGGCAGGCTTTCCGCCCGGTCGATCATCTTGCGCAGGGCCTTGGGGCGGCGGATGCGGTAGCGGATGACGCGACGGCTGTAGGCGTAGAGCGGAATATCGGCCCATATCCACCTTGACGCCCGGCCCGGCAACGAGACAGCCGCCGCCCGGCGAACAATCCCCTCGGCCGTCTCGCCGTTTTCAGCCTCGACCTTTACCCACATCCCAACGCACGGGCACCCATTCCCGTCATGCTCGACCCACGGTCCCCATTCGTCGCTCATTCCCCGTCCTCCAGATCGTCGCCCCGCGTCAGCGCCGCGCGGAAGGCCGCGTCGTCGGCGATGGCGAGGGGGTTGGCATGGGGCGCGTTGCCGATGGCCTCGGCCAGCGCCTCGCAGGGCTCGCGATGATGCCGCGCGCAGGTGCAGGGGCTGCCATGCAGCCGCTCGCAAATCGCAAAGGCGGTTTCGGCGTGGGTCATCGTCAGCGGTCCCATCTGTGACCGGCCTGCGCATCGGCCAGGAAGCGGTCCAGCGCCTGCGACACGGTTTCGCCGGGCAGCATGGTCACGCTCGTGCCAACGACACCGCCCTTCCAGCTGCCGCGCTCGCTGCCCATTTCCTCGGAAAACTCGATGATCAGGCCGTCCTGATCCGATCCCGCCCAGGGCCACCACCGCAGCCAATGACGGACCTCGCGCACGCGCTCGCGATAGGCGGTCAGGGTGGCGGTCTGCATCTGTCCGGTGCGGGTCGTATACGTGAAGCAGCGGCGATAGGCCCGCACCTGCGGCCAATCCCGGATCGACAGCAGCCTGTAGCCCTTCTCGTTCGGGGGGTTGACCTTTCGCTCCAACACAAAGCGGCCGTCCTGCGCCTCCCACCGCTTGCGGTCGCGCTGCATGTACCACGGCGCTTTGAGGTAGATCCCGCGCGCGCGGGACGGGTGCTTGAGGATCACCTCGGCAGGCCAGTATTGGTGCAGCGTCCAGCCGAACCAGAGCTTGCGCTCCACGAAGACCTCCTTCATGCCCCACCCCCTGCCCGCTGGCGCAGTGTGGTCAGCAGGACCGCCTGAAACCGGATCCCGCGCAGGGCCTCGGGATAGAGCTGGTCCCAGCGGTGGCGGCAGGCGGCTTCGCTGCGGCCCAGCGTGGTGGCAGCGACCGCAAGACGCCGGCCGCTGGCCAGCGCCACGGCCAGGGTCAGATCATCACCCGGCATCCATCCGCCCCGGTTTTCGGGGTTCTGCGCCCAGGCGATATGCGCGCGGAAATCGTGGTCGGTGATGGTGGTCATTCCGCGGCCTCGAGGAAGTCGAACAGGCTTGGCGTGGCCACGTCGCGCTCGGCGGCCTCGCAGTATTTCACCCCATCGAGCCAATAGCCGCGGTTCAACTCGATCCCGACGCCCTTGCGGCCCAGCCGGACTGCGCGGAAGGGGACGGTCATCAGCCCGCCGAACGGGTCCAGCACCGTTTCGCCCGGCATCGTGTATTGCCGGATCGCCCGGTCCACGATGTCGAATTGCAGCGGGCAGAGGTGCATTTCCCGGCCGGTGCGCGCCTGTTCGGCGTTGATCGTGCGCATGCGCGCGACATCGGTCCAGACATCGGGATGCGGCGAGTGCGGCGGCAACAGCATGAAGGTCGGCGGCAGACGGCCCTGCATCTCAAGATGCTCGCCGACCTCGACGTGATGCTCGAAGTCATAGACCTCGGCCAGGTTGTGCCGCTTCCAGGTCTTGTAGATCACGTCCGCGTCGAGCCCGTCGAGGTCGCCGGGCCGCAGGTGACGGTCACCCGAGGACCTTGTGTAGCCGTGCGCGTCGATCTGCCAGCGCGCGCGCGAATACCCATCTGGGTTCGACCAGATCGCGGCCTCACCGTCCCAGTGCTTCTTGTCCTTGGCGACCGGGGTATCGGCATAGCCATTGGACCGGTCGCTGGGCGGGCGGCGGAACAGCAGCAGGTATTCCGGCACGCCGAAGCCCATGCGGCTACCATCCTTGCATTGCTCGGACCAGCCCAGCCGATAGGTCTGGTTGTTCTCGCGCACGACATCGGTGGTGATGGTCTTCATGCCCAGATACGCAAAACCATGCCGCTTGAACTCGGCGATGCAGTCGCAATGCAGGGTCGAGAGGGTCTGGAACCCGAAGCCGTTGATGCCGCCGGGGACGATCCGGTCCTTGACATGGATCGCGGCGATGCGCCCCGGCTCCAGCACGCGGAACAGCTGCGGGATCAGGAAGCCCATCTGCTGCCAGAAATGGGCGTCGTCGTCGGTATGCCCGAAATCGCAGTAGTTCGGGCTGTATTCGTACTGCGTCGAGAAGGGGATCGAGGTGACGATCAGCTGCACCGAGGCGTCGGCCATGGCCGCCGTCTCGGTCACGCAATCGTTGTGGATCGCGCGCCAGTCGCGGCCCTTGGCCTCGACCCGCTCCACCCCCATGGCGCGCTGCAGACTCTGCAGCATCGCCACCTCGGACAGGCCATATTTGCGGACGATCTCGACCATGCGCGCCACCATCACCTCGTGCTGCTGCCATTTGCGTTCCAGGGCGCGGCGCACCTCGCGCTCACCCTCGGTATAGATCAGGTCCAGCCGCACCTCGGCCGAGGCCTGCCCGAAGCGGCAGAGCCGGTGCACCGCCTGAATGAAGTCGTTGAACTTGAAGCCGATGCCGAGGAAGATCGACCAGGCGCAGTGCCGCTGAAGGTTGGTGCCGCTGCCCAGCATGACCGGCTTTGCCGCCAGTTCGGCCAGCCGCCCCTCGGCGAAGTCGCCGATGATCTCTTCCCGCGCGTCCAGCGCCTGCGCGCCGTAGACGCTGGCAAGTCGGGGGATGGCCCGTTCCAGCGCGGCGCGCTCGGCCTCCAGGTCGTGCCAGATGATGCGATGCGCCGCGGGATCCTCGGCCCGCAGATCCATCAGCTTCGCCATGCGCGCCGGCAGGTTCTCGCGCTTGCGCTTGGCGAGCCCGCTAAGGTCGATCTTGACCTCTGGAAGGAAGTTGCCCTGGCCCGACCGCTCGAACTCGATCCCGCCCTCGTCCGGCAGCTCGTGCCAGCGCACGTCGAGCGGCGGCAGGTCATAGCCGATGTCGTCAAAGGCCGGGTCCAGGTCCGAGGGGCGGGTTACGAAGAGCGCCCAGCTAGCCACCCACAGCCAGAACTCCTGTTCTTTGTGCTGCATCAGCGTCAGCGCATCGGCCTTTTCCGAGTTGCGCTTGAAGAAGCGGGTCTTGGCCTGCCCGATGTCCATCACGTCCAGAAACCCGGCATAGGACAGCAGCTCGATATAGTCGTTCGGGCTGGGGGTGGCGGTCGCAACGAAGCGGTACTCGACCTCCATGAAGGTGCGGATGAAGGTGCGGAAGGTCTTGGTGCCACCCATGCCGCGCAGCACCGCCGCCTCATCGAGGCTGACCCCGACAAAATGTCTTGCGGTCAACTTGCCGTCGCGGACGGGCTCGTAATTGGTCAGATAGATGGCCGGGCCGGTGACCTCGGCATCAGACTGGATGAAGCGCAGATCGACGGTGAAGTCGCCCCGGAACCGCTCGGCCGCCTCGCGGAAAAACTCACGCCGGACCCCCAGCGGGGCGACGATCAGCACCGGCCGCCCGGTCTGGGCGACGATGACGCGCATCGCCTCCAGCTGCGTCGCAGTCTTGTGCAGGCCGAACTTCGCGAACCACGCCCGCCGCCCACCCGCCAGGCCCCAGGCGACCATGCGGCGCGTGTGCGGTTTCAGGGCGGGGTTGAGCGCGGCCTCGTCCACCACGATCCCGCCGAAGCGCGGGGCAATGGCGGCCTTGGCGGCGACGAAATCGGCATAGGCGGTCATGGCTGCACCTCGTCTGTGGCGGCGCGGCGGATCAGGCGGCGCAGGGTCTCGGCCATGCTGACGCCCTCGCGCAGCGTGATGTCGTAGAGGGCGCGATAGTCCGCGGGGTCGAGCAGCGTGGTCACCGGCCGCATCCCGCGCTCGTGCGGCGGGTCCATGCGCGGCCTGACACGGCGATCCGCAGCACTCACGACGCCACCCCCGGCACGACGCGGACGCAGACACCCGCGATCTGATAGACGGCGAGGAAGGCGTCGGCGATGATCTGGCAGGCGCGCGGGTCGGTGGTGGTGGCCAGCGCCTGCGGGCCGGTCGCGGTCTGGATGACATAGAGCCAGAGGACGGTCATGCCTGCCCCCCGATCAGCACGGACTTGTTGCGGCTCAGGGCGTGGGTGACCTCGTGCCGGATGCCGTCGCTCTCGCGCCAGCCGGGCAGGTCGGGCACATAGAGCCAGGCCGAGGCGTCGAGCATGGGCTCGCACCAGCGTGACCAGAAAGCGGCGTCGAGCGCCCATTCGTGCAGCAGTTCCGGCACACCGATCCCGGCCACCAGCATCTGATGCGCCTGCACGATGGGCGACACAGTGGTAACGCCCTTGCGCGCCAGCACCATCTGGATAGCCGCGGCCACCCTGGCCACGGCGCGGGACCGACCGACGCTGAATTGCCCGCCCACCAGCACCACCTTGGAATAAGGTGTCGCCAGATAGACTTGCCCCCAGACAATGCGGGGCACCTCCCCCGCTGGCACGCCGAAGCGCACCATGGGGTTGTCGGTCAGGCTGGCCCAGAAGTCCGGCATCACGGCATCCCCAGCGCGGCTTTGTAGAGGTCCAGCACGGCCTCTTCCTCGGCGATCTCGTCGGGCTTGCGCTTGCGAAGGGCGATGATCTTGCGCAGGGCCTTGGTGTCGTAGCCCCGTCCCTTCGCTTCGGCCATCACCTCCTTCTGCTGGTCGGTGATGTCCTTCTTTTCGGCCTCTAGGTGTTCGTAGCGCTCCACGAACGAGCGCAGCTCGTCGGCGGTCACGTCATAGGCGCTTTTCCGCACGGCCCGGTCGGCATCCGTCTCGCGCATGCGCGGCGCGCCGGGCGCGGTCTCGGCGCCGTCAAGGTTCATCGTCGCGTCATTCATCGCGCCGTCCTCCGGTTGTGCGAAAGGAAACCCCGCGCGGTGGACCGCGCTCTGGGCCGGGACGGCCCCCGTTTCGGCCGGACCCGCCTCTCAGCCAGGGCGGCGGTCAGATCCGGTGCTGGTTGCGACAGGCCGCGATACCCGCCGTCTACGCCCGCCGCCCTCAGGGCAGCGTCACGCAGGCGCTGGCCAGAAAGCGGCGAAAAGCCCCCGGCGGCAGCGGCGCCGCCGGGGCAGTCCAACAGGAAGAATGCGCGGAGGCCCCGCCGCGCCCGGGTTCCCGGTTCCCAACCCGAGGAAAGGGTCAGGGGCGATGCCCGTTGAAGATCTTGCGCAGCACGACCGGCTCGCCGGTCTTGACGTTGTGCCCCCAGCGCTGCGGCCCCTTGCCGCGCCGAAGCCGGGGCGGCGTGCCCTGCGGCGCATGCGGGGCCTTGTATCCCCAGGGCCTGGCGGGCGCGGAGCCCGGAAAGAAGGAATGCAGCAGCCGGAAAGCCAGCGTCGGCGCGAAGGTCATGGTCACGTCCTTTCGGTTGATCGTCGTTCCCCCGGCGCCGGGAGGAGGAGGGCACCGGGGGAACTGCTCGGCCCTGCCCCGGGAGGAGGGAGGCAGCGCCGCATGGCTTGGAAAAGGCCGGGCGGCCGTCCCCGCGACCGCCCGGCAGGTGGCCCGCCGCGCGGGACAGGCCCCGGCGGCAGGCGGCAGAGGCCGAAGGGCGGGCGGCGATCATCGCGCCACCCCGCCAAGAGTTTTTGCTGCAGAGCCCGGGCA